CTTTTGAAGTGCCTTTAGTCCAACCTTCTCCATCAGGTTTATCATCTTTACATCTGGAAGTGCAGAGGTTCCTGGGCCTCGTCCATATAATTCTTCAGAGTTTCTTGACCACCTGCTGACAATGTATGGAAATTCCTCAAATCCTGATTCTCTCAAAACATGCTTCTGGTCCATCAGGATGTAAACTGACATCCACGGCATGTTTAGGTTTCCAACTGCGTTTACATCGTGGTTTCTCCTCTTCTTCACACAATGAAGACATTCAAACTTCTTGTTTTCATCCTTACTGTTGTATGAACGTAAAACACTCTCTGGAACTCCTTCTTCTCCATATTCTTGAACTAATTGACGTGCAGTGTGTTCATAAACCCTCAGAACTCCATCTACTCTTGAGAGATTATCCTGCATCAAAAAACATTGTCCTAAGAAATAACTCCTGTATCTTGGACCCATGCCTGGTTCATCTACAACATATAAAATTCCTGTACCAAATCCTACCAAATCGAGGTAGAATTCATGAAGTGCAGGGTGAAAGTTGGAATCTGGAGATGCAAAGACATCATAAAGCCTGCGCTCTGCTTCCTCAATCCACAATTGCACATCCCTGTCTTCTTGTAGTGCCCTTTGAACCTTCAAGTGAAACCAAGGAACTGCACTTGAAGTGAGTGTGTTGTGTAGTCCTGCGGCACTTCTCTCAAGGGCGCGGACTGCGGTTCCTTCATATATCTTCTCTCTACGTTGTTCTCCTGAAGATTGCTTTACTGTGAAATCTGCACGTTGTGGAATCATGTACTCTGCGATTTCTTGCCACATCCTCTCCCAGTTTGACCTTGTTTGCTTCATATCCTCATATTCTTCAAGGATTTCTACAACAAGATCATTTGGATAAACATTATCAATCACGAGATTTTCTCTTCAAACGCTTGCGGTACTTCATGGATCTCTCCTCTTCATCCCACTTCTCTGCAATCTCTGGTTCATGGACATGCATCCACTTCCTCTGCTTCTCACTGACGTATGGCATTATCCTCCCAAGGAATATCCTGTGCCAACCATCTCTGCACGTCCTCCTCTTGTCTCTCGTCTTCCAAAGCGGTCCCTCAACCTCCTTCGGATCTTTCTTAGTGCAACCTCATCTGCAATTGTTTGCTCCACGTTTGGATCTTCTTCTGAAGTTGAAGGGGTTTCTGTCTGATCTCCAGACCCTAGATCTATACTTACTCCAAGTGGAGAAGTTAACTCTTCTAAATCCTCTTCAATCATTGTCTTCTTCTTCTCAATGCCTACTCCAATTTCCTCACCAATGTCCTCAAACATCTTCTGCTTCTTTCCGATGCCCTGGATTAGAGTGTGGATTCCTGAGCCTGGTTCAGTTTCCATGAACATCTTCTGTTTCTTCTTGATACCCTCTCCTATTCCTGTCTTGTCAAATGCACTTGATGCCACTTGTGAGAGTTTCTCCAAACCAAGAGTCTCAATTGCACTTGTCTGTGCCTTCCGGATCTCTTTATGTACTGCACCCATTTTGTTCTCCTAGAAAAGTTTCTGCTTGTGTTAATGATTCTTGTGTGTGTTCATGACTCTTTCAAAAAGATGCCAGTTTTCATTGCCGTCTTCTCCACTGATTCTGTCAAGACGCTTATCCAACAGAAAGTGGAAGGGACTCGTTTCCTCGCATAAAATCAAATACTTTGTGATTCTGTTTTCTAACATTAAACTCTCCAAAATTGACCACATTCCCAAGGAGTCCCTCTTGGTGCAGTATTCCCTGTCCATCTGTAATAGAACTGTTGGAGATCCAAGACAGAATGATCCAATGATTCTTCCTTCCTTTCTTAAAACGTGGGTTGGATGCACTGGAGTGCTGGATTCTGTTCTTGTTCTTCTGAATTGCTCTAACAATTCCTTGTGTTGTTCCTTTGTCTCCAAAGGTTCTGCGCGTAAATGATCAAGACTCATGCAACATCCAACATCTCAAAGGGGTCATAATCTGAAAACCCCTGTGCCCTCTCTGGACGTGCCTGAAAAATCCCTGTTCTTCCAAACCTGCCAATTGACATTACTCCATACCTGGATGCACTCATTAAATCATCTCTTGTTCTTACTACCTTTCCATCTTTTCTATGGTACATCCTGTATTCCTCAAACCAGTCTCCTAAGTGAGAGAATACCTTCAAAAGTCCTGTCTGGAACCTTGTGAGCATCTCCTGCAACCCTGGTTCCACGCTGATTGATCCATCTGGGTTTGTGAAATGTGAACCTGACATCTCAACGCCTGCACGTCTGTATTGCTGGCTTAATCCAACTCCACTTGCCTTGTCGTGCTGTGCCCCGTCATGGGGCCACACACATGGAATCCAGTCTCCTCTTTGCTTGATTGCATGTGCGTGTACCAAAATGGTTGCGTGGGCTTGCCTGTAACAATCATAAATGTAGATTGTGTCTCCATCCCTGTCGTGTGCAAACCAAACAACTGCAGTTGGATGGTTCCATCCAAAATCAATTGCACACATTCTTGCCCAGTGTTCTGGGATTGAAAAGGAATCACACTTGATATCCTCCTCTGGAATTGGAAAGACAACTCCTGAACCTAAAACTGGCAGACCCTGACTCCGCATCTTCCTCTCATGCTCTGGAAGTGCAGAGTAAATCTCCTCCTTGAGATTGTCTGTCAGATGAGATGCGTCATCCCATGTTGCCCTGTAAAGTGCTTGTCCTGGTTTGATGGAGTTGATGAATTGTGCCGTGATCTCATCCATTCCCTTCTCTGGAGTGTATGTCAAATACACAAGTCCTGCAGTGTTCAGGGTTGCTCTCAGGGCTTGAGAATAAACTGCTTGTCCACATAACTCATCAAACCAGACGACATCTACGCTTTTGCCCATGAATGCCTCTGGACCTGAATCATAACTCTTGAAGAAGAGTTTGGAGTTCATTCCAGACTTGTGGCGTATGATAACACTTGAAACTGCGTTTGGAACTCCTGGGTTTCTGTCTGTGTCTATAATCAAATCCTCTGGAATTGCTGCTTTTCCAAATTGTGTCTTGTCTCCGGGTTCTCCCAACAACTCTGCTTGTAAAATATCTCTTGTGTTGTAGTGAGACTGTCCTGCTGCCCATCCCAAAATTGGACCTTCAAATCTGTGGCCCTCCCACCACTCTGGGTACCATCCTGTCAGGTGAAAAGACATCTCCATTGCACCACAAAATGTCTTTCCAACCTTGTTTGCGGCCATCAGACACCTCTGACGTGCCCGTCCTCCTGTCTCTGACCGCGCACAGTGAAACTCCCTCTGGTATGGATATGGATTGTATGAGAGCATCTGGTATCTTCCTCTTGATGCGTCATACTCGTCCTTTAATTCTAGTAACTCCTCCAAATCCAAGTCTGGAGAAGTTCCTGTGCCTGATCCTGAAGGGAAACTATCCATGTTACTTAGACTGAAACATCATCTAACAATGCGGCTACAACACAAGTAACGGTACTTGCCGATGAGATTGCATGGACACTACTGTCTTTGCAATCTCGCCTGGTAACATCGTTGCGATGATTGAAATTGTTGCTGCGTCTGCCATTTTATTTTTCCTGAAATTTGGTTCGTGATTGCTCTTAGTTTAACTCGCTGGAGGCAGGAGTGGAAACAGTTGGGGAAAGGGTGTCCCCTGCTGGCTGAGATGCGGCCACTCCTGCCGTAGTTCCGTTTATTACTCTTGCCTTTCCCATGATCATGTCTGCGACATCCCTTCCAAATCGCTCCCGCATCTCCTCCTCAATCTCCACAGGAGTTCGGGATCTTGTGTCTTCAATCTCTAACTTTGAAAGCTCACTTGCCTTGAATCCTGCGCGGTCTAGCAAATCCTTGGTTGCAACATAACGGACTTGCTCGGATTCTGCGCCAAATGCAAGACTTACCAAGTTGTCTAATGATTTCAGAGAGACTGTTCCTAACCTTGATCTCACCTCCTTCTCAATCTGCCTCGCTAACTGCTTGCGCTTAATTCCGATGCTTGACTGTCCTAAATCAAACTTTGTTGCTAATTCCCGCGAAGACATTCCTTCTGCTGCGTCCCTAGAAAATTCCTCGTCCCGCTTCTGCTTTGTCCTGTGGGTGGGGTGGGGTAACTTCTTCTTCTTCCTCAAATTTAATCCCCGTGTTTGAGAGGGAATAGACCTCATATATCAAGAGGGCCGTTTTGTTGCCCCCTATGGGTCTTTTGTCCGCACAAATAGGGCGGATCGGGCCTGAATCGCTTAAGTGCCTGAAATCATGAGCGATTTGCTAAGGGTCCACTTATTAGTCTGACCTGTTTCCGTATCAGGTGCAATATCAATCGGGCGTGAGCCGTTGCCAGCACTGGCAGGACATCGGATTGGCAAACAGGTGTCCTTGTTTCCGGAGGGGTTTGGGCGTGTCCTGGTGTCGGGTCGCTGGGAGTCGAGCAAGCGGATTTCCAACTAATAGGTGCAGAAGCAAATAATTGCAAGTAAACTTGTTATTCTTTACTTTTAGCACTTATCTATTTACTTTTCATCTATTGAATATTCAACTATCAGTATATTTAAGAAGTCAAACATAGTCTAAGTCGGAAAGCATTCAAGAACTAGAATATACAAGAATCTAAATATACCAGAAATAGAATATTGCAGGAAGTCAAATACAGGTTGAGAGCCGCTTGTCAATATTCAAGAAACAGTATATTCAAGAAGTCAAATATAGATTAAGCGTGTTTTGGCCAGGTTGTCTTCTACTTGAGAAAAAAGCCAAGGGATGAAAGAAAAGGCTTGACTCTCATCATTCAATATAATAATCTACGGATAAGCTAAGGAAAGCCTTGGCCTTGAGTACCTGTTTTTGTGGTAGATTTCAGGTACTTAAAGCGAGAAACCATCACACGAAAAGGGGATGCATGTCCTATTCCTTAGAAGTACCCACAGAAAAACAAGAAGCCGCCGAACGCGACTTTTTCGCCGACTACGCAGCCGTAACAGGGGAAAGCCCACTAGTCTTTGAATCCTTTGACGATGCGCTTGACGCGCTGGACGCGCTGGAGGCATCATGACCATCAAGGAAGCACTTGAGACGGTAGGCGGTCTATCCACACCATCTAAAATGCCATGCTTCGGTTATTCGATTCCAGCGGGGCATTGCATCACGGGGAGCAAGCTATGGTCTGTCCCTGGGACAGTCTGTTTTGACTGTTACGCGCGTAAGGGCCGTTACATGTTCCGGAACGTCAGGGAAGCTTTGGAGCGCAGGTTTCAAAGCCTGCATGATCCACGATGGACTGAAAGCATGGCGTACCTAATAAAGGAACGCAAGATGGAGTATTTCCGCTGGCACGATTCCGGGGATCTCCAGGGAGTGTGGCACTTGTCGCAGATATGCGAAGTTGCCCGGCAAACTCCGAAGTGTTCACACTGGTTGCCGACAAGGGAAACCCGGATAGTCAAAGCCTACCTTGACGAGTATTGGTTTGGCATACCTGAAAACCTGAACGTCCGCATATCGGCAATGGCATTTGACAAGTCACCGCCGATACGTTTTGCTCGCAAGTATTGCTTGACGGTTAGCGGTGCAAGCTCTAACGGTTCCCACACTTGTCCGGCTCCGGATCAGGGGAACAGTTGCGGGGACTGCCGGGAGTGCTGGGATTCAAAAACTTTTTCCATTTCATACCAAAAACACTAGGAGAGAGGCCATGAGTGATAAAAAAAAGAAGTGCAGATGCTGTGGCAAACCTGTCTGGCATTCAGATGGACATCCCATCCACACTGGATGTATCCGTAGGCACTGGATGCACCATGCAAAGGGCTTGGCAGCATCCCGCTGTCGAGAGTTCAAACCATCAACCAAGGGGTACAAATGAGAACATTGACACTTATCCCGGCCTACGGACGGGACTACGGCTCTCAGAAAGCGGTCGCGGCAGATTTCGCGGCTGACAAGGACTTTATAGTGCAGGACGTGAGTTGCCGCTGGGACGGCAAGATGGTGAACCGCATGGAAATGCGGGGACATTACAATCAAGCCCACATTCGCTACTCACGGTTGACGAAGCTAACCGTGATCAAAATTTAACCAACCGGATTAACCCTTTCAACAGGAGAATGGAATGAGACAGAAAAGGTATTTTTCAAGCGAATCCGCCCACGGGAGCGAGTCCAGCTTTGGGTTTGCGAACGATACGATTGTGCTTGTGTTCGATTCTAGGCAAGCACGGGACAAGTACGTTCAGCAAAGCCGGAACCTGTCGTGCAGGGCAATCCCGGCGCGAAGAGCAACCAGGGAAGCAACGAACATCAGCTTGACGGGAAACCATAACGGGAAGCCCAGGGCATTTACAATTGAATGCTGGATCATCCGCGAACCGTTCGATCCAGAGAGGGTTCCGGGTTGCATCGGCAGCTTGGAGATTGGAACGACCTGGGATGTTGGACACGGGTCGGACATCGAACGATTTTACCGTTAGTAATGAGCCTGCTCTGGAAATTCCAGAGTGGGCTTTTTTTGGTCAAATTGGTGGAGAAATCCCAGAGGGTAATGACCTGTGACATTAGGTAATGACCTGTGCAGCAGGTAATGACTTTTTCAACGCCCCTTCGGGGGCATCACAGGAGGATGAGATGGAGAAGTTCTACACTTACGAGATTTGCCACAATGGGCTGACTCAAGAGCAGCTTGGCGAAGAATTCGGTCCGCTTCTGGAAGAACAGGAGCGGCGAAGACAAACCCAGAATGACCTTAACTTGGAGGAAAGATGA